TCACGCTGGTAAGATAATTCTTATTAATAATTCTACTCTTACTCTTACATTACCCACAATTAACAGCGACACCCCTGTTAAATCAGCTGGCCCATACCATAAAGGTGGGGGGCCAAATACGTTGAGTAACGTAGGAATTAGTTATAAGTTTATTTTTCTTACTTCTTCTGGTGCTAACACCACTATCCAAATGACTACGGCCACTAATTTGTTTACAGGCTCTATAGTTCAGGGCAAAGCAGGTTTAGGTCTTGTTCATGTATTTGAACCAAATGGTTCTAGTAACAACGCTTTAGTCTTTGATGGAACTACTACAGGCGGCGTAGCAGGAACAGAATTTACAATTACTGCTATATATGCAAACAAATATCATATCCAAGGCGTAAACCTTGGTAGTGGTACTTTGGCAACTCCTTTTAGTGGTTAATATATAGCGGGGTTCGCCCCGCTTTTCAGGAGGCTAATATGGCTGATGCACTTACAAGTCAGACAATTCAAGACGGCGCACGTACGGCTATTTTTAAATTCACTAATGTGAGTGATGGGACGGGACAAGCGGCGGCAGTGCTAGTGGACGTTTCTTCTTTATCCCCTGACCCCCATACTGGAAATGCGTGTACTGGGGTCACACTCCAAACCATTACTTTTTCTAACATTGGAATGGGTGTGGAGCTTTTGTGGGACGCAACTACGGATGTACCTTTACTTAACCTCCCGCAAGATTGGGAAGATACTATGGATTTTTCAGACTTTGGTATCCCTAATGACGCAGGAACTGGAAAGACAGGGGACATTGTAGTTACTACTGTTGGAGCCACCGCAGGAGATACATACCTGTTAGTTTTAACTGTAACAAAGACGTATGGATAGTGCCTAGTACAAGTAAAAAACAAGCAAAATTTATGGCGGCAGTGGCCAATAACCCTAAATTTGCTAAAAAAGCTGGAGTCCCTCAAAGTGTAGGGAAAGAGTTTGCCAACGCAGATAAGAGGAAGAAAGATATGCCTAGTAAATTTAATAGTACGGGTAGTAAACCCGGCAAAGCAGTAAAGAAAGGATACGCAGGAGGCGGGACTGCTCATGCAAAACGTGTAATGCGTAACCTTGATGATGAAGATTATCGTATCCGTAATAGGACAGGTAGGAATACCGATGCTGAACGGAGGCGCATAAATAGAGAGAAGGAATATGAAGTTATGCACATGGCTAAAGGGGGTAAAACCCAAGGCTATAACGCCCGTCAGGATGAGTCTTTAGGCTCTCGTAATAAAACGAAAGGGCAACAAAACCTTAAATCTAGGCGTGACGAAGCTCAAGCGATGGAGAAAAAGGGTGGGAAGCGTAAATATTCTGACGTATCTACGATGGATAAAGGTAGAAGAAAGAAGTTTGCGAGTGGGGGTAAAACCCAAGGCTATAACGCTCGTCAGGATGAGTCTTTAGGTTCTCGTAACAAAACTGAAGGACAACAAAACCTTAAATCCAGACGCGATGAAGCTCAAGCGATGGAGAAAAAGGGTGGGAAGCGTAAATATTCTGACGTATCTACGATGGATAAAGGTAGAAGAAAGAAATTTAATACGGGCGGTAAAGTAAGTTGTGACGGTATTGCAAAACGTGGGCTTACTAAAATTGCGAGGCAGCGAGGATAGAAACACATTATGGCTAAATCTAAATTAGAAATGTTTCAGAACGGTACATTTTCTACTGGAGAACCTGTGTACCAAATAGGTTCTAAGAACGCAGACGGGGAGTATGACATTGTAGTGTTTGATCCTATGCGGGAAAGTGAGGCTAAAGCAAAGCTAAAGTCTATGGGGGGTAGTGCTTCCAAGAAAGACGCAGCAGTAGCCGTGACAGGAGTGAGTGCGTCAGGGGGAACTAAATCTTCCCCAAAGCCCGTAGTGGTGGAGGAAGTTGAAGAAACAACCAAAGCCCAATTAAATAAGCTAACTAAGGTAGAGTTAGAAGAGTTTGCTCGTGACTTCGGAGTGGAGTTAGATCGTAGAGAACGGAAGGATACTTTAGTTAAACAAGCATATAAGGCGCAATTTGATGGCTAAAGATTGGATACAAAAAGCAATTAAAAAACCGGGAGCGTTACGGAAAGCTGCAGGGGTCAAGAAGGGAGAAAAGATTCCTGCCAAGACTTTAAGTAAGTTATCTAAATCTAGTAATCCTACTACGCGTAAACGAGCCAACCTTGCAAAAACTTTACGGGGTTTTGAGGACGGTGGGCCAGTTGGGGATGAGGAAGAAAAACAAAGAGAGGCTCCCGATAAACCGGGGATGACGGTAGAGGGCAAAAGCACCCCTAGGGTAATGAGTGCGCTTCCCCCTAGGACTACTACTAGAACAGTACGGGCAGATGTTTCTAAACGGGCGGATGGTATAGCGCAACAAGGGCATACAAAAGGTAAGCATACATAATGGCAACTTCTGGCACTGCTACATTCAATATGGATTTTACAGAAATTGCTGAAGAGGCATGGGAACGTGCAGGTCGAGAAATGCGTTCTGGTTATGACTTACGTACTGCTAGACGGTCAATGAATTTAATGACTATTGAATGGCAGAACCGTGGGATTAATATGTGGACGATAGAAGAAGGGACTATTAATTTAGTAGCAGGAACAGCTACTTACGACCTTCCAGCTGACACTATTGATATTATGGAGCAAGTTATACGTACAGGGAATGGGAACGTTTCCACCCAAAGTGATTTGACGGTTACCAGAATAAGTTTTCCTACCTATGCGTCTATACCTAATAAATTAACGCAAGCGCGTCCTATACAGGTCAAGGTAGATAGAGCAAGAGATAACCCTACGGTGACGTTTTGGCCTATTCCTGACCAAGGAACTGCGCCTTCTCCCCATTACATTTTTCGGTATTGGAGGATGCGCCGTATCCAAGATGCAGGGAGTGGGGTTCAAACTCCTGATGTTAATTTTAGATTCCTCCCCCCGTTAGTGGCAGGGTTAGCTTATTACATTGCTATGAAAGACCCTGACCTAATGAATAGGCTTCCCATGCTTAAAGCGGCCTATGATGAGTCATTTGAAATAGCCGCAGGGGAAGATAGAGAAAAAGCTACTTTAAGTTTAGTTCCTCGCGTAAGGGAGATATAAGTGACGAGTAGGTATGCGGCAGCCAAAAATGCTATTGCCGAATGTGATATTTGCGGTTTTAGGTACAAACTGCGGCAGTTAAAACGGCTTGTAGTAAAGAACATAGAGACGGATACAAAGGCATGCCCTGAATGCTGGAACCAAGGGCAGCCTCAATTAATGCTTGGTACATTTCCTATTAATGACCCACAGGCAGTACGTGATCCCCGCCCTGATTTTGCGGGTTATCCAGAAAGTCGGGCGTATTTACAACCCGCTACGGAAAATGGGCCAATTATAAGTACAGGATTTGTTGGAACAGTAACAGTAGAAACAACACCATAGAGGGTAGCGTTATGGCTAAAAAACAGAAAGTTGTTAAGACAATTACAGGATTATACGAAATACGTCCTAATAAAGTGGATATATCTGAATATATGACTAAGGATATTAAAACTAGCGGGGTAGTAGTTCGTGGCACAGGATCGCAAACAAAAGGTAAATTGGCACGAGGGCCGATGGGGTAGTAAATGAACTATACCGAGCTTAAAGACAATATTGCGGATATATGCGAGAACTCGTTTACAGCCGATCAATATGCCCTGTTTGCACAACAGGCCGAACAGAAAATATATAACACTGTTCAAATACCTGCGTTACGAAAGAATATGTCGGGGGCGATGAGTATCGGAAATAGATACTTAGTCTTCCCTACTGATCTTTTGTACCCTCTCTCGTTAGCTATTACTGATAGTAGTGGGAACTCCCATTTTCTTTTAAACAAAGACACTAATTTTATGCGGGAAGCTTACCCAAATCCTGCTACTACAGCACAACCACAACACTATGGGTATTATGATGATACTGCGTTTATTCTAGGCCCAACACCTGATGCTGCTTACGTTACCGAATTACATTATGGGTATTACCCTCAATCTATCGTAACGGCAGGAACGACT